AGCAAAGACCAATAAGATCTTCAAAGAGGCGTGCAAACTGTGCTTGTGCTGCCTTGATCTGTGTATCAAAGCCTGCCTGTAGTGCTTGTACACCACGTCCTGTAACAACGGAAGCGTTGATCTCACCAGAGCGTGATTCTGGATAACGAGCACCAAGACGTAGTTCACGCTCAAGGACACCGGACTCAGTAAAGACTCCAGGTGGTAGATCTAGTCCTACACGACGGATGTTCTGCGGATTAGCAGAACGCATAATCGCATCAGGTCCGAGAGCAAGTTCTTGCACATCCTGTGGGATAGCAATAGGTGCTTGGATAGACTTTTCTGCTGCTTGGATCTGCAAGATAGCAAAGCGAGCACGAGCAAGTTGTACTGCTAGTACATCATCAAACTGACCACGTGCCTGCTCATCAAGAGACGGACGGATATAGACACGTGCTAAACACTTACCAACTGGGTTAGGTACACGTGAGAGTACCAAGTTGTTGCGCTGTGGCAGATAGATGAGATCTTGGTCTGCATCGTGATAGCGCACGATAGTCATATATGGAGATCCTGGTTGGAAGTTATTCTTCTTCAGGATCGCTTCTGCAAACTCTGGGTACTGTGCTGCGATTGTATCAGCATCAGATACGATCAACTGGCTAAGTGAGATCGTGCGACCAAAGCGGTCCATCTCTGGGTAGCAACCTGTTGGATCAAGTAGGCGCATACGAGGGTTGTTATCCTCATAGTCCATCTCTACCATACCGATAGTCATACCGTAGGTGTTATACCAGTCAGCGTTCTTGTAGTTCTGTAGTGAAAGGTTGGAATAAGATACGTAGTAGTTAGCGATACGAGTGCGGGTATCTGCTGCCTTACGCTGTGCATCAGAAACCATATTGTTTGCAGAGCAGTTAAAGGAAGGTAGAGGAGCACCGGCTTCAGCCAAGTCACGTGCTGCAACGTCAATGAAGTTAGCAACGAGTGGCTTTGGGTAATCCTCGGAGAACATTGATGGGAATACTTTAGACAAGTCTCCCTGACGTACAGAAAGAACGTCGCGCATACGCTGATCGCGTGGAGCGTACTTGGTACGCAAACGCGCTAGCTTCGCGTCAATCTCTTTAACTGATAACAATGGAACTCCTTAGATGAATGTCTTGTTTTGCTCTGCGATAAGTTCATCTATGTTGACGACTACTCGCTTGCCTAGTTCTCTCCTAGACAAAAATGGATTCTTCAAGTGATGGCTTGCATACTGACCATAGTTGAGCATCTCGCGTGCTCGGATCTCACAGAACCACAGGGCCATTACTAAGTCGGTCTTACCCTTAGTAGTGGGAGTCCACGTAATTAACTGCTCAATCAGTGCCTTGACGTTTTCAGTCTGGTCACTAGGTAGGTGGATCAAGTTATCTCGGTGATGCTTACCATCGGACTGCTTAGTTCCAAAGAGTGTAGCCATTGATGCAACACCGAAGCCTGCATCCCACTTGTTCTGACCTGTGTGGTGTTCTTTAAGTAGTACACCTCTAGTAGCAAGGTGCTGCCTAATTCCTTCATCTTGGGTAAGGAAGGCTTGGAAAGCGTTCTTCTCTACTACCCATTCAGAAGGACTGTATAGCGAAGTCCAACTAAAGATCAGTTCGCGGATCTGTGCCGGAGACGGACCAGTGATCTTGATAGCATCAACAATGTAACGTTTATTGGAACTTCGATCAATAGCATAGCAGATCGCAGCAGTATCACCGACCATAGCAGGATCAAGACCACAGATAATACTAAAGCCAGAAAGATCTTTCGGATGACCTGGATAACCTGGTTCAAGACGACCTGACTTTCTCATCCCGTCAATAGAACCTTTAACACAGACGGGATCAAAAGCTGCGTTCTCAGATATATCTTGTTGCTGGTAGACCAACGCCCAGGTAGATGTATCCATCGCTTGGCGTTCGTTGTATAGGTTACGACCAGACCAACGTGGGTATAAACCTTCTTCGTTCTTATCGGCTTCTTCTTGCCCATCAAAGGGCATATCCGAATAAGGCCAAAGCGTAACCCACTTGTCAGGGTCCTCATCTGCTTCCAAAAGCGCCGGCATAGCCAAGTACTTCCAAGGAACTAGCCCACCAGGGTAGCGGTCCTCAGAGCGTAGCTCGCGGTAGAGATCTACCGAGGCCACACGGGTACCAATAACAATCAATTTACCTGTAGGGTTCAAACGAGATCGCACGTCTTGGGTCAACCAGCGGATCTGCTTCTCAAACTCATTAGCGTTCTTTAATGTCACAGCGTCGTCTACGATAATCATATCTGCACGCTTACCGTAGATCTGACCACCGATACCGACGGCCTCGATGTTCGGGTCCTTTTCAGATGACTCACGGAGTTCATCACCGAAGGTAACACGGGTTGCCTGCCACGAAGCAGACTTAGAGTTAAACCCTACGCCAGCAGCATACGCAGTCTGTAACTCTTGGTACATTGGGTGCGTCAGACGTTGCTTGATGGCGTAGAGAAAGTCGGCAGCTAACTGCTGCGTTTGGGAAACTATCAGTACTCGAAAGTTAGGATTCCTACATACCTGCCACGTCACGTAATCCACCGTAATTGTGATGGACTTGGCGTGGTTTGGCGGGATGTTGATAAGCACACGGTTTGAGGCCAACCCTGGTTCAAACTTCATAGAGGGGTGTAACCACCCTGGTTCACGACCTTCAATCACATCTACGATGTTCTGCTGATGTGGGAAGGTACGGCTATGGAGGAACTGCTGGCGGAACTCTGGAAAGGTCATATCGTGGACATCGGATGAGGCAAAGGACTTATCCTTCAAACCTAGCCGTGTCCGGTCAATCTTGTCTGCAAAGATCTTATCAGTGCGACGGTAATACTCGTAGGTCTTAATAGACTTACCTGCGCTGCCACAGGCAGCTTCAATGGTCATACCTTCTGAGACACAGCCTAGGATGATTCGCTTGGCGATGTCGGCGGAATTATCTGCCACGTAGTGTCTCCTTAAAGATTGTGGGAAACGGCACGGGCCGGAATCAGATTCTCTTATGGTGGGTTAAAGCGATTCGATTTAGTGGTGGGCTAAATATAACTATCCCCACTAAAAGGTGCCGACAGCAACGGGCTTAACGCCCGAGCGAAGCCACAGCGAGTGAGGGGTAAGTTGGAACTCGGCCTAGGGGCCTCGCCAGAGGACCGCGTAGGGGCTATCCACACTGCCGCCCCTACTATATATAAGGCAGGAAAAAAAGGCCATTTCCTGTTTTTACGGTGTGACGTTGCTCACATACTATAAAAGTCCTGTTCAGACGGGGTTTCACTTTAGCAAATATATTTTTCTGGGGAGTACAGGGACCGCCCGTGCTGGGATTCAATATGAGGGGTCTCGTTCTGCGCGGTCTGCGGTCTGCCCTGCATACTCTCGGTCTAGCCCTGCGGTCTAGCGTTGATGTCTAGTATTTTTTGAGGGGCTGACTACCGCTACGGCTAACCCTTAACCCTTAACCCTTACCTAATTAAGTAACCGATACAGCTAACCCTTGCACCTGCTAACCCTTGCAAGGTCTAGCCCTACCCGCTAACAGCTAACAGCTACCCGCTAACAGCTACCCGCTAGCCTATTGCCTAGCCCTATAGCTGGCCTCTCTCCTATCCTTGCCAGCTTGCGACACGATAGAAAATAATCTTGCTTAGGTCTTGTCTATGGGGTATAGGTAGGTATACACTCACACTAGCGAGATCAAGCTCGCTACCTAATGAGAGGCAAGAAAAAATGACTACAGCTACAGCACTAGATCTAGACTCAATGACTACAGGCGAGGCTAAGCTCGTACTAGATAAGGTTATTAAGCAGATAGCAGAACAGACAGGCGAGATTCTAATTGCTAGTGATGATGTAAAAATTATCGCTTACGCAATAGAAAATAATTTACAGCTACGCGATTACCTTATGGGCTTAACTAGCGACGGGCTAAGCGTTGAGAGTGTGGCTAACATTTTGCGCGTAATGGTAGTTCTACTTAACAGCGCAGAATTGCCAGCCTATCCGGTCGAAACTGTTCTCGCTAGTTATAAGTACCGACTAGGAGACAGCGAGGCTGTTCTAATGCTCGCTAATGGTCTAGCCCGTAACTACTCACTAGCGCAATTATTGCAACGCGTTTTCAATGCTGGCTGGCCTGTTGAGTCATTTGAGAAAATGTCTAACGAGCTACACGCTAAAGTATTAGCAGAATTGACGCGTACTCAAGAACTAGCTGTAAATGAGGCTAACCGCTAATGAGTGAGCTGTTCTACGCGCTTAGCGTATGGCTCGCGCTGGCTGGCTGTGTTCTTGCTGGCTGTGTTCTATGGGCTGTAATTGAGGCTGGCTACTTTATCTATTGCAAGGTGCGCGGGATAGATTACTAGCTAGGGGCGTACTGTAGGGCTAGGGGAGAGATCTCCTAGCCTTACGGTCTGCAACTAGGCAGAATTGAGAGAGAGGTAAGGCTATGGCTACGACGCTACACCTAGGCGATTGCCTAAATAATTGCATAATCTGTGAGCACAGATATCACGACGGGCAAGAGGTCTGCGATACCTGCGGGAGAGATTTTAGATCTAAAACAGAATGGAGAATAGGCTAATGAGCGAGAGAGTACAGCTAACGGCTACCCGCGACGGTAACGCCTACCTAGGCAATTTCTACCGCGTTAGCGCGTGGAGAGGTAACAGCTACCTAGGGGAGAGGATCTACGCGGGCTATAGTAAGCGAGACAGCCTACGCCTAGCGCGGGAGATCATAAGAGAGAGAGGCGAGCTATACGCTAGCTAAGGTCTGGCGTATAGGGTAGGCTAACCTAGATCTGTTTATTATCTCTCACTCTCTCCTAGCTGTAGCGGGAGAGGGTGAGAGAGGGTAAATAGCCCTAATTTGAGAAGAGGAAGAGGAAGAGGGCGAAAATGTCTGCATTTATGGTGAACGAGGACACGCTAGATCTATTGGCTAGCGTTGCGGTCTGGTCTAATCACGGGCTGTTTATCTATGCGAAAGAGGGAACACTACCGCCACGCGGTGAGCTTGAATATGCGGGAGAGGGCGAGAGTATCTACTACCGCGCTAGCCACTTAAAGAACATCAAGGAAGAACTACGGCTAGAAAATATAGCGAGTTTATGGGCGCGCTACCCTAACGACGGGGGAACTATGGCGGGAGAGGGCGCACCCTTTAAGGCTATTTACCGAGATCAGGCTACATTTAGCGAGGTGCTAGGCGCGCTAGCTTGCTACGAGTATCAGGCTTGCGAGAGTGAGAACTGGCCAAATAGTTATGCTCACCTATTATGCGTAGGGATTCGTAAAGCTATCTGTGGGCTTATATCTGACGGCCAATGGGAATACGAAAGACCGGCAGGGCAAGCACAGCGCGTTGATCTTATGGATATTTTAAGCGATTAAGTAGGCGCGTACTGTAGGGCTTAGGGTTATCTCTAAGCCTTGCGGTCTGTACCTAACAGCTAGGGCAGACCTCACCCGTAAACGCGGGAGAGGGAGAGAGAGAGGGCAAGTAATGACTAAAATTAAAATAGAATTTGAGTGCAACGGTGACGCTAAAGAATTTTTTAACGGAATCATTCAAGATTACTATTACTCAGTAAAGAATAGTGAAGATAAAGAATTAGCAACGCAATATGAAACACTTAAATACAAGATAGAGGGAGAGTAATGACTAAGGCAATAGACGCATCTAATGCGTACATAGATTTTGAAGAGGCGATAGGGCTAGAGGAATTGTATGCCCGTACCCTAGATCTCATCATTGAAATAGCCACCGAGGAAGAGGGCGAGTACGACGACAAGGAAGCCGTCATATACATTGAAAGACTTATTGGGTACGCTAACCGATACGCTAAGGAAGAGGGAGAGGTTAAGTAATGACTGATGTAATGGAAGATGATTCAATTTCGTGGGGTGAGCTGGCAGAATTGACTCACGCCACGCAAGTAGAACGATTCGGGTGGTGCATATGCGAGGATACCGAAGATCAAGGGCAACTAGCTGATGATTGTCCAGTAGAGAAAGAGGGCAAGTAATGAAAAGATATACATATAGCGTAGAGCAGATCATAAGAGTATCGGCTAACTCTGAGGAGGAGGCGAGAGAACTCTTGCCTATGTACCCTAGTGGCTTTGAGGGTCAAGCATATTATGTAAAAGAGGAGATCATTGAATTGGTAAATGAATTGGAGATTAAGTAATGAGAGTAGGAGAACTATCAGGAGAATTGCAAGCACCTAATAAGTGTTGCAACGACTATGATCTATGGGCAGATTGCGATAAAGAGGGTCATAGTGAGGGTTGCTTTGCAACCTATTGCGATAAGTGCGGAACTATTAACTATCGAGATTGCGAGGGAGAGAGTAATGAATAAAGAATACCTACAAGCTAAGGCAAATCTATGCTCAGAATTAGCGCAGGAGCAACTGACCAATGGAGACAATGAGAACGGGGTCAAGAACCTCAAGCGTATGATCCGTGCGCTGGAGGAGATCAACCTTATCAACTACCTAGAAGAGAGAAGAGGGCGAGAGTGAGTAAAGTATGTAAAGATTGTGGATACCCTGGTTGGTGGGTAGATAATGGTTGCAATAAGTGTGGATTTGAGGGCGAGAATGGGTAACTTCTATTCAACTAATGAGAAGCTGATCTACCTTTATGAAGTCACCGACCCGCAGGGCGTAGCCCTATGGGGAGGGGAGAAGATTGAGGATATGTTCGACTGGTTCCGGCGATCACCGCAGGGGGCGAGGGTATTTATCTCCACTTGGGAGAGTGATGAGGAGGACGCTCACCTAATGGGTACGCCTATCGAGATCACCTCTATCGTGGCAAGCAAAGCGGGTGAGGGCAAGTGAGCTATACCTTGGGGATACTGGCAATTTTACTGATAACATATGCACTTATAGTAACGGAGGATAAGTTTAACAATGGAGATAAATAGAAGGATCGAGTCTGCTAAGCGTAGCGCAGTAGGCTATCGCAACTATCGGAGGGCGAGGGATAGGGCGATGACGCGTCTATCCAATGCTTACCCTGAGACATACAAAGAACTGCTTGAACAGGAGAAAATTGTAGATGAACAGATGGGTAAGAAGTGGCTTGATATTGACGGCAGTACTGACCAGTATATGGATACTAACACCAGCTCATCACCTTCGGGTGGAGGAGAGGGCGACAAAGCCAGCTCCAGTGCAGACCAAAGCAACAATGGAGGAGAAGCGTGAAAACAAAGCACTTGCGATTAGTTACTTACGAGCACTCGGTTACGATGGGCAACAGAGAAAGTGTGCCATCACCCTTTGGACCCGTGAGAGCAGGCTTGACCACCTCGCAGATAACCCAAGATCAACGGCTTTCGGAATTGCTCAGATCCTTAGAGAGCGTAGTAGAAAACCTGAACTACAAATCCTTCACGCTATACGATATGTTGAACACCGCTATCGAGGAAATTTCTGCAGTGCTCTCAGGCACAGTGATCGAAGAGGATGGTACTGAATGAAGCTTATATTAGATCCAGCCTCATCTACGAGATCCTTTTACTTTAATAAGAAGGATGATCGTGTTCTCTTTGGTGATATACGGGTAAAAGAATCTTACTTGCTAACCAATGGGCAGACTATCCATATAGAACCTGATGAGGTTATGGACTTTCGGGCTATACCTTACCCCGATGAAACGTTTAAGGCGGTAGTCTTTGACCCACCACATAGGATCAAGCTAACAACCGAGTCTGATTTTATTAAGAAGTATGGGGAATTAAATAAAGATACTTGGCGAGAAGATTTAGCTCAAGGGTTTGCTGAATGTTTTAGGGTTCTTAAGACTAATGGCACTCTCATATTTAAGTGGAGTGAAGTATCTATCAAGCTAAATGAAATATTAAAACTTACAGATCAGAAGCCAGTTCTTGGACATCCTTCGGGTAAGCGTATGGGAACACACTGGGTACTCTTTATTAAAACTGAAGAAGATATGCTACAATAATAGCGTTGCCTTCCAGCACAACCTAGCCCTCGCCGTTACCTCTTTCCGGCGGGGGTTAGTGCTTTCTAATCCAGACTTGTTGGTTCTTTACAAGCAACTTATATTCTCCCTCGTGACGATCTAAGAACATATGAATACCCAGCTTAGGTGCGTGTATATCAACGCCGTCAGGGTGAGTCCACTCATAGTCATCAATAGCCATCAACCCACCGGACTTGAGCAGCGGCCAAGATAATTCGCAGTCTAGTAGTGCAGAAGCTGAGGTGTGGTGTGCATCCACATAGATAAAGTCATAGAAGTCTTTCCATAGATCCTCATTAAGTAAGAAGTCTTGTGTTGTGCTGCGCTTGCGGTTGATCCGCATACCTTCAGTCTTAGCAAGGTAAGTATTGTAGACATCATCGAAGTCCATATCAGTCTGGACTGGTTCATTAGGCGCACCTTCCCACGTATCCACATCGGTAAGGTTGGATGATTGTGCAGTAAGAACACTATTGCACATCCATACACTGGCATCACCAGTAAATGCACCTAGTTGCAGGAAGTGTAGACGATCCTCACCTTGCAGTGGCAGTAAAAACTGCTCAAAGTTATGCTGAGCTATCTGCTTAAACCAATTAGGATATTCCATATTACCCTCCAGTAGAGTAGAACCCGCCACCTTTGAAGGTGACACCAGGTGATGACCAGACACGACTCATAGACTGATGGCAACCAACGCAGACTGGTGCTACCTCATCCTCATAGATAGATCTCTCAATAGTGTAGGTGTTGCCACACTTCTCACACTTGTAATCGTATGTCATCCCAGCTCCTTCTCAATAGCTTGAAGAGTAAGGCAGGGATAACCTACCAATACGCTTACCTCAGCACTATATTTGCAGCAAGAAAAGCAGTGGCTTGGGTTAACCTCAGAAGGTCTGTGTAAGTTTGCTACTGCAAACAACGCCCTGTGTGGCAACCTGTAATTGTAATCGTTGAACGAATCTTTAATCTTAGCCAACAGTTCATCGTGCGTCATAACTTAACTGCTTCCTCGATTGCTAAGAACCCTACCAACTTATCTACCTTACGCTTGTTAGCAAACTCTGATGTGGCTGGCATACGCTGCATCCCCCACTCTGGTTCTGGTAGATCAAGAAGGTCAAAAGAATAGACCCCTTGCGGGGTCGAGTTAATATAGTAAGGGATCAGATCCCTCTCAGCCGACTGAGTGATGAGCTTGCGATACTTCATCTCCTCAATTAACAGTGTAGGGTAATGAGTATGGCGACACTTGAGTTCAATGTAGTGACCGGCCTTCTTGCTGATGCAGTCAAAGGAGTCATAGATTCCAGGGCTACGTTCAAGGTCTGGGTATAGACCCATCTTGAGAAAGTCAAAGAGTATTAGTTCATTCATCGGAAGGGTGTATCTCCGCCCAGTTTATTCTGCAACCTACGCAGTGAGGTCATACATCTACGTTCTGCGGTGGATACTGCACACTGATAGATCTCTGCGATCTGTGCAAGGGTAAGTGATTCGTGGTAGCGATAGATCAGTACTTGCTTATCGTAATCTTCTAACTTAGTAAAACAATTCTTAATGTCAATCAGTGCAGCAAGGAGGTTGCCACCTTCTGCCGGACTAGACGATCCTTTAGGTTGACCATCGCGTAGCATCTCTTGTGCCTGCTCAAGGACTGTGCCATCTATTACTGATGCAATAACAAAAGGTAACAGCTGAGCCAAGGTAGCAGTCTCATAGTAGGCTTCATCTACTAGACTGTAACCAGAACGAGTAGCCTTTTCTTTTCGAGCATAACGTTCAGCGTGACGTAGCATCTGCCACGCAACCTTAGACTCATTATGCTGACGCTTCTTAGGTTCTTCCTCACTCAACTCCTGAACAAGCCACGCCTTGCGTGTGATAGCCCACGAGTAACACTCTTGTAGCACATCTTCACGCTCAACATAAGCCTTATACCTACGCCATATGGTATATGCAACCGAAGGTGCAATCTCATAGACGGATGGGTGAAGATCAGTCATTAGGCACGCCTCTAACAATTTGAGCAGCGTGATGATAAGTCTTAGCTCTTACAGCAGTATCATTAAAATTGTAATCGTTACTTATCATTGCGTAAGTCGCTTGTCTTTCCAGCTCTAATGCAAGTTGCTCACGTATCTCTTGCTCAGTCATTAGGCCACTTGTCATCAAGTACCATCATCGCAATAGCACTGTAGTTAAGTAGATCTAAGAATGAATCACGCAAGGACTCATTGGAAGGGTTGACTTCAGAGTCAACAAGATTGTTAATGCGAGCTATCTTGTCCCACATACGTACACGCAGACCATTAAGTGCTCCACCTGGAGACTGAGCAATGTTCTTTGGACCGTAATCGTGGTGCTTACGAATGAGTAAGTTACCTGCTGTATCCATAATACGCCAGACATCTGAAATAAACTCAGGGTCTATCTTGTCGGTATAGGTCGTATCAAGAGAGTCTCGGTTGCCATATCCACTTCGAGGATCTGGAAGCCCATATGCTGCAAAGTCTGTAGAGTCATCTGCCATTCGTCTTTACTCACCCTTCGGTTCACCTACCAGCAAAGCTCGCGTAGCATCAGCCCCGTGTGCTAGGTAGTAGTCGTTGATATCCATACCTGGGGGCAATGTTACTATCTGTGAGTTAAGAATCTCAGAGGCGACACGCTTGCTGAACTCAGCTCCAGGGTTAGTGCCATCTTCCTTAATGTCATTGTCTCCCACTATAAATACTGTGTCATAACCGGTAAATAACTTAGCAAAGTGTGGCTTCCAAGCCTGCACTCCTGGTATTCCAACGGCTGGTATACCCAGCACCCCGCTAGTAATGACTGTATCTAACTCACCTTCGCAGACCACAATGTGCGGTGACATAATCAAAGTATCTTTAACGTTATAGAGGTGAGCCTTCTGCCCTGTAGGGCTACTGTACTTAGGCTTACCATCATCTAACCTACGGAACTTAAAGCCAACGCACATATCGAGAGCAGTCATATAGGGAATGGAGATCCATCCCTCGTACATCTCGTGTCCGTTAATAGGATCAGTGATAGTTCCCAGTTCAAAGCGTGAGGCTACCTCTTCAGATATCCCACGTTCTGCTAGGACGACGAGAGCCTCTGGACTTATCTCCTGTGCGTATCGCAGTGCCGCTTCCTTCAGCAATTTCGATTGCACGTTTGAGGCCATCCTTAAACTCCAAGTTCTCTAGTATGCAGACTATGTTGACTGCGTTGCCACCCTTACCGCAGGTATGGCAGAAATATAAGTTATCTATTGTGTTGATAACGGCAGATCTACGTGAGTCAGTATGTAAGGCGCATCGAACTGATACTGCCCTACCTTCACGTACTTCCCCGCCATAGTGGGCAATGATTGCTGATATGGGTACTGCTTTTGCTAAGGCTGAACCTTTTGGACTACCTGCTTTACGAATCCTGGACCAGTCTTGTGCTGACATACGCATCCTTCACACTTCTCGTGCCAGTGCGCTGCACGCTTGATATGGTTCAGTGAGTTCTCCTCACCTGCCTTCAGACAGTTCTCGCAGATCATTTTTCTACTTCTTCATCTGGTAGGTACTCCTCTGTTGCAACCTCAGCATCAGCTTCCTTGATTGCTTCTTCTAACTTAGATTCATTTGGATCTACTGGACCCGTTGTTGTACTGATAATTCCTTGTGGTACTGGCATTTACTTCTCCTTATATTCTTGGTGAAAGATTCCTTTTTCTTTATGTCTTTTTAGCAGGCTGTGCAAACCCTTTTCAGATGTCCCACCAATAATTATCCCACATTCACATTGAATTGAATATGCTGGAGGTGTATTGACAAAGCCTGGTGGTTCCATAAAACTCATTGCCTCTCCTTTAACCATTGCGTAAGGTCCTGAATGACCCACGACTTTTCTATACCGGAGTTGCGACGCTTAACTATGACATAATGCAGTGGCACTTCCCCAATACCACGAGCCTTAGCATAATTAAGCGCCTCAACTTCGGCTTCGGCCCAGAACTCTGGTAAGGACAGGGCCTTTCTATTCTTGAGTTCTAGTATGTAAGTCTTTCCCGCGACCACGCACACTAGATCTCCTTCATCCTTACTGCCAGCCTTGGTTAATCTTTCTGCAAGAACACCAGGGATTGACCGTAAGAATTTCATTACATCAGTCTCGAACTGAGCACCTTTGCGCCCGTTAGGGTTTGCCATCAGAACCCGTATCGTAGACTGCTTTACCGTTCTCATCGGTAGTTACTTTCAAAATCTTTAGATCTATCAGGACCAAGATAAGGTTACGCATATCGTTACGCAACTGGTTGATCTCATTCTTTAGGTACTGAATCTCAGTTTGCTGCTTCGACATTGTAAGCTCCTCCATAACCATAACGTTGATCCTTGGCGAACATACTACCCCAGACTGGATCATCTGTGATCTGACAAGCTGCATAGTTTACGTAAAGGTTTGCATACCGTGAAGCGTCTGCTGTGTGTGGCCCAAAGCGGTTCTTCACGGCAGCAACCTTTAAGATCGCTTGGTTCGGATCATATCCAAGCGTGAGTATGAGGCTGGGCAACTGGCTAACCTTACCGTGAATGGCACGTCTTGCTGGTGGGTTAGTGGGATTACCGTACTCCGATTGTTCTGACACGTGGTGTAGTACTAAGACACAAGCCTCAGTCTTACGAGCCATATCGTGTAGTTCCATCATAATTGCACGCAGACCTGCCCATTCATTATCAGTTTCTGCTGCAACGTTCATTAAATTATCTATGACAATTAACTCTGGAGCTATGCCATAGAGTTCCACATAAGCCTTGATCTCTAGTTCAATATCATCTAGTGATGGGCTTGAATCGAATACCCACTTTATGTGACCTAAGTTCACAAAGTGGCTATCGTAATGGTGTGTGTTTTGTGCAAGGTTAGACTCAACAGATAACTGTTGGTGTCCTGATAGGTGAGAGGCAGCTCTCATCATCACAGTAGTAGTGTCTGTATCTGCTGAAAAGAATAAAGTAGGAACCTTCGACTTGATCGCATAGACCAAAGCGAACATAGATTTACCGGCGTTAGGTGCTGCTGCAACCATACAGACTTGCCCACGTCGGAACTTGATCTGCTCACTGGCTAGTGGCTTCCACACGTCTGGTAGTGGTGTTGCTTTGGTAAGCACCCCACCCCAAGCACGTGATAGATCAAGCACTCTTCTCCTCCTTCAATGTAATTCTTCTCTGCCTACGAATAACCCTTCGATTACTCTCAGTCAATCCACCCCAGATACCGAAGCCTTCGTTCTGTATTCCCCACTCAGCACATTCTGCTTGGTGAGTACACTGCCTACAGATTGATTGAGCCATAAGCATTTCGGTACTGTTGCTAATCCCGCCTTCCCTTTCAGGAAACCAGAAGTCGCCCCCCACACTTGCACACAATGGAGCCTCGTACTTAGCAGGCTCTCTCATTTAGCGCATAAAGATAGGGTCGCACTTGTCTGCTGCACCCTTTGGTGCAGAACACATATGCGCTCTCCAAGGTCCTCGCTGTGATACGCCTTCACGATAAGCCATCGGTCCGTGCTTACATACTGGCGCGTCCCCTGATACTTGTGTAGCTCCTGGAAATGCTTGAGTAACGGCGGCTAGACCATTAGAGGTGGGAGCCGATTGGCTTTGCCCGCCGCCAAACTCTTTTCCCGTTGACTTGATGAGACTTGCAACCATACCTAGATCTGCAAGACCTGTCTCAAGATCCTTCACATCTGTTGCATAAAGATTGATAAGTGTTCCATCTGCCAACTTGTAGTTAACTTGGAACTTTGTTGATTCTGGTGCTGCCATTTACTTGCCTCCACTTGGTTTGATATTGAGTCTTGCTGTTTCCTGTCCAACACTTACCGGAACATAACCGATAAGTTCTATTACTTTATCTTTGTCAACTGTCTCACGACCTTTAACCTTTGTCCAGCTGATTTCTATACCACTAGGTGTTACGCCAATGGTTCCCTCGAAAGAAGTCT